TGTTAAAAAGATCTTTAATAAATATTCCGAGACTGACTTTGATTTAAAAGGAGGTCTTACACAATCAGGAGTAAATATGGGTGAAATTATTAACGGGGTTTATCTTCCGTCACAAGAAGACCTACTCTTACATTACGGTAAGAAAGGTATGAAGTGGAAAAAAGGTCGTCAAGGTATGACCCCTGCTCAAGCGGCTATGGCTGATGCTGAAGAACGCGAAGCAAATCGCGACTATGGCAAAGAGGCCGAGAAATATAAGAAAGATGCGGCTTACTATCAAAGTAAAATCAAAGGCGGTGTTGAAAAAGGTAAAGCTCGAAATAAGAAAGAACAGAAGTACCTTGATAAACACGAAGAAGCTATGCGGAATTATATCGGCGCTTTAGATCGTAAAGAGAAGCAGAAACAGAAGAAGACTACTAAAAAAGTAAAACATTCCGGTGTTTCTGATGATACACTAATGCATTACGGTAAGAAGGGTATGAAATGGAAAAAACATCTGACAAACGGTGTTAATTCCGCATTAGAAGGTATCGAAAATGCCGTCAATTGGGTTGACGATCAAACCTTTGATAAGAATCGTGAGCGTGGGTTGAAAGATCGCTCAGAGTCGAACAAACGTCGAATAAACGATCCTAAATATGGTAGAACCTACAACACCGCAAGCGACCCTATTGATGGGAAGAAGAATGTCGACGTTAAGCGCGCTTTACGAGAAGGTCGCGGTAACGTAGTACCTAGTCGAACCCGTGAGGGTATGAAACAGGAAAATAAATACATCGAAAAGATTCGCAAACGCGTAAAACTTCCTCGTTTGAAACAAAGCATCTCTTCAGAAGACACGCTCTTACACTATGGTAAAAAGGGTATGAAGTGGAAGAAGAAAGGTGGCAGTTCCGACCTAATGACTCCTGCTGAAGCTGCAGCAAATGAGGCACGCGTTAAAAAAGACGATAAGACTTATAATTATAATCTTAAGATGCGTGATGAAGCTATTAAGAACGCTCTAAAACGTGGGGCTTCTGGTAAAGAAATTAGGCGCCTTCAAGATATGCGTGTTGAAGATCAGCGTAAAGTTGATATGAATAATCGTCATAAAAAGGCGCTTAAGAATAAAGATAACCGCCGTTCTTCATATAGTCGTGAGGTAACAGTTGCAGACGCTAAATCTGGAAAACTCAAGACTTATAAATACTAGAAACGTATTTAGAGCAAAGGAGTCTAACAAGTGGTATTAAGCAATACTGCGGTTCCTGTCGAGTACGGTAGATTTCGAGACGCTGTACTGCGTGGAGAGATTCCTGTATGTCGTGAAATCTCGATGCAAATGAACCGTATCGACGCGGATATCGCTAACCCAAACTATTACTATGACCCAGATGCCATACAAGGGTTCATCAATTTCTGTGAGAATGAGATGACCCTGGTGGATGGTCGACCCCTCACCCTACTTCCGACATTTAGATTATGGGCTGAGGATTTACTGGCATGGTTTGAATTTAAAGAAGAGAAGGTCTATGATCCTCAGACCGGAAAATTCAAAATAATTAGACATAAGCGCCGACTTCGGAACAAGCAATACCTTATTGTGGCCCGGGGTAACGCTAAGTCTTTATATGCCACACTTCATCAGGCTTTCGGTCTTGTGATGGACACCAATTCAACCCAACAAGTTACAACAGCCCCTACTATGGCGCAAGCGGCAGAAGTATTATACCCTTTTGCAACTGCTATAACTAGGGCGGGAAGCGCCGAAGAAGGCTTTCCTTTATTTCGTGTACTTACTCGTGGTCGAAATAAGGCTAGGACACAGAAGTCCCAGTCTCAGCTGGCCGTAACTAAGGATGGTATTGTTAATCGTTTAACCAACTCAATCTTAGAAGTTAAACCGATGACAATTCCAAAACTTCAAGGTTCTCGTGCTAAATATGCTACAGTCGACGAATGGCTGTCGGGTGACATCAAAGAAGATGTAATCGGTGCGCTTGAACAATCGGCTTCTAAAGATGGTATTGATGATTATATTATCTTAGCAGTATCATCAGAGGGTACGGTTCGTGACTCGGTTGGTGACTCAATTAAGCGCGAGCTTTTATCTATTCTTCGTGGTGAATACGAAAACCCACATACTTCTATCTGGTATTATCGTTTAGATGATGTGGCTGAAGTAGGAAACCCAGATATGTGGATGAAGGCTTGTCCTAATATTGGGATAACCGTTTCTTATGAAGCATATCAGCGTGACGTAAGACGTGCCGAATATTCCCCAGCAAACCGGAACGATATCCTAGCTAAAAGGTTTGGTATCCCGGTTGAGGGTACTACATATTTCTTTACATTTGAAGAAACTGAGCTTCATCGAAGACAGAATTTCAGGCGTATGGAAGTATCTATGGGTATGGATGCCTCTCAAGGTGATGACTTCTGGGCGTTTACTTGGCTAGTTCCGTTGGGACGAGGCCGATATGGTGTTCAAACAAGGTCTTATGTATCTGAGGTCAAATATCTACGTCTAAACTCGGCTACACAAGCTAAGTATGACCAGCTCGTAGCTGAAGGTACTCTAATAATCATGCCGGGTAACTATCTCGATTGGGAAATAGTCTATGACGATGTAGAACGTTATATTGAAGAGATGGAATGGACTATCGTATCGTTTGGTTATGACCCATATAATGCGGCCGAATTTATTGACCGCTGGACTATGGAGAATGGTGATGTTGGTGTAGAAGTGGTACGACAAGGTGTTAGAACTGAGTCTGTACCTTTAGGTGAGATTAAGAATATGGCGACTTCTCGAGACCTCATATTCTTTGAGGAGCTCATGAAGTATGCTATGGGTAACGCCGTTGTTATCCAAGATAATAATGGTAACTATAAGTTGTCCAAGATGCGTAGTGATGAGAAAATCGATAATGTCGCTGCACTAATGGATGCTTGGGTTGCCTATAAACGAAATAAGGAGGCATTCTTGTAGGATGGTAAATAACCCTCTAGGGTCATGGAACGCATTCATGTCAACCAACAATGGTATTGATTATGACCCTGACTTGGTTTCCGGCTCAGGTATTGGTCGGCCATCAGGTGCGCTCCGTGGTTATACCTTCAAGCATCAAGATTTAATCAATAGTATTATCTCTATGATTTCTCTTGATGTCGCAATGGTCGATTTCAAACATTTGAAAATCAACGAAGAAGACGGCAATCAGACTTCTGTCGACTCAGGTCTGATCAATTGCTTGACAACATCTGCTAATATTGACCAAACCGGTCGTGCATTTATCTATGATGTGGCCTGGTCTCTTTTAGAAGAAGGCGTCGTTGCAATTGTCCCCGTCGACACAACGTCAAAACCCAACGATGACGGTTCTTATGATATCTTATCAATGCGTGTTGGTAAGATTACGCAATGGTATCCTCGTGCTGTTCGGGTTAAAGTCTATAATGATCAAAATGGATTAGAACAAGACTTGACGTTGTCTAAACAGTCAATTGTTATCTTGGAGTCTCCTCTTATTGGTCTACTTAAAGACCGTAACTCAACGCTTAAACTGCTTGAGCAAAAGATGGATTTGATGTACTCTCAAGATAAGGCAGTGGCGGCTGGTAAACTTAACGGGTTTATCCAAATCCCATATGCCACAAAGAGTAGCTTACGTCAGGAACAGGCTAAGAGTCGTAAGACTCAGCTTGAAAAAGAATTGGCAGATAGCCAGTTTGGTATAGCGACCCTTGATGCTAACGAGAAATTTATTCACACAGGTGGTAATATCAACAACAACCTTGTGGATGACATTCGTAAGCTTCAACAGGATTACTATAACCAAGTTGGTATCTCTTCCAAAGTCTTAGATGGTACTGCAAGTCAGGCTGAACTAAATCTCTATTATCATAGAGCAGTCGACCCTGTACTTCAGACTATTGTTGACGGTATTAACCGTATCTTCCTAACTAAGACAGCTCGAACTCAAGGGCAGGTAATCCAGTATTACCGTGACCCATTCCGTATGCTACCAGTTGAACAACTAGGTACTGCGGCTGATCTATTTGCTCGTAATGCGATATTCACATCGAATGAAATTCGTGCAATGCTAGGTCGCGCACCTCACCCAAGTCGTATCGGTGATATGCTCTTTAATAAGAACATTTCAACAGGTACTGATTTAATGGGTCTAGGTGGTTATGATGGTACAACCCAAGAAGGTTATCCTGAAATCTATGAAGATGGACAAGGTGGATATGTTGATGCTGAAGGAAATCCGGTAGATGAATACGGTAACCCGTTGGATGTATAAAAATTTATGGAGGAAAAGTAGTTGCGAAAAAAGGCTGATTTCGCCGGATGGGTAACTAAGAACGATATCCGTTGTTCGGATGGTGTGACAATTCGTCATGACGCTTTCCGACAAAGTAACGGCGCTCAAGTACCTATCGTATGGCAACATGATTACTCCAGTCCCTCAAACGTATTGGGGTATATGATTCTTCAGCACCGCGATGAGGGTGTCTATGGATATGGGTATCTTAACGATACAGACCATGCCCAAGATACTCGTACGCTTCTTAAGCATGGTGATTTAAATGCTATGTCTATTGGCGCTCGTGGTATCCGTAAGAACGGTAATGACGTAATCCATGGAGAAATCTATGAAGTAAGTCTAGTTCTTAAGGGTGCAAACCCTGGTGCTGTTATTGAACATGTTATGCTCCATAGCGCTTACGGGACTGAAGAGTATGAAAGCGATCGCGGTGTTATCTACACCGGGATTACACAGGTTCTTCTTCACTCAGATGATTCTGATGAAGAGGCCAACGAAGAAAAGGAGGGACAGATGTCTCGTTCATACGAAGAACTTTTAGAAGGGCTTACTGATGAAGAGTTGGCAACATTGGTCAACGGTGTTGTGGAAGACATCGCCGAGGCTATTGATGCTGAGGAAGATGAAGAAGCTCAAAATGAATTAGAAATTCGCGGTCTTGAAGAAGAAGGCGAATACGATGAAGAAGATGACGACTCAGATTACGATTCTGATGAAGATGGATTCGAGTCTGAAGACGGTTATTCTGAAGGTGATGACTCTGCCGATGCAGGGGAATCCGTGTCACATTCAATTTTTGAAGGAGAAAATATTTTGAAACATAACCAATTCCAAGGCGCTGCAGCTGTAGATCACAAGGAACTTGACACTCTGTTACATAGCGCAATTTCCGGCAACGCTTCTACTCTCGCAGGTGTATTGCGTGCCAATGGTGTATTGGGTGAAGACTCTATCCAACACGGTTTGGTTGGTATGGAAACTCTGTTCCCACAACCAGCAACTAATGGCGCCCTGAATGTTTACAACCCAAGTGGATTAAACATCGATAAGATCATGGGTCAATTCGGTAAATCACCACTTCCGCGCGTTAAGAATTTATTCGCTAACTTGACCGAAGATGAAGCTCGTGCTCGTGGCTACATCAAAGGTAACCAAACTCTGGACTCTATCGAAGAAGTTTACTTCCGTGAAACTACTCCAGGTTCTATTCACCGTCGCGAAACAATCGACCATGATGACTTGATTGACTTGCAAGATGGCGGATTTGCGGCTGTAAACTTTATCCAACAAGTTCAAACTGCTAAATTCAAAGAAGAAATCGTTAAGGCTGCTTTCCTTTCAGACGGCCGTGACTTGACTCTTTCTACTGGTAAACGCAACCCTGAAAAGATTAGCGAACTTCATATTCGTCCAATCCTTAAAGATCACCCGTTGTTCACAATCAACGTCACATCTGCTACATTCAAGACTGCAGTTGATGACGTTATTAAGAAAGCATTCCCAGCATACCAAGGTTCTGGTAAACCATCACTTTACATCAACCCATTTGACTTGGCTAAGTTGAAGACGTTGAAAGATGGTAATGGCCGTTACTTGTATGCGCCATCAATGGATAACAACCAAGTACCAGGTAATGCAAACATTGCAGCTTACTTCATGTGTGAAGAAGTGGTTGAATACCGTGCACTTCCTCAAGGAACATTCGTAATCGGTAACTTGGCTGACTATCAGTTCGGTATGTCTCCAAACGGACAAATCGCTACATTCGATAGCTTCGATATCGACTTCATGCAACATAAATACTTGATGCATGCTCGTCTGTCTGGCGCTATCGTTACTCCTAAATCATTTATCGTTGTTAAGGTAACTGATCCAGAAGCAACTGAGGAAACTGCTGTGAATTTTGATTCTACTGGTCTTAAGACTAAACCAACTTGGACAGTTCAAACTGACCCAACTGAAGTGAAGGGTATTGGCGCTAAAGCTGTAGACTATGACGAAACTGTCAATGGAGCAGCTATGACTGAAGACGAAAAGAAACTCGGAACAGTTGAAACAGCTCCAAAACCAAAGAAACCAAAGAAAGCTGAATAAGCGCGGCTGGTAGATAGGAAGGTAATACAATGACAAAAGCTGGAATTCGACTTATCTTCCGTTCTAAAGAGCCTGAAGAAATTAGCGTAGGGGTGCATGAGTATAAGTATACTGTATCGCCCCTTATAACCGCTAAGATTTCTTCTAAATCTTTTAACGTAGAAGACCGAAACTCAATCAACCAAAATACTAAGACTGAGTTGAAGTTTGATGTTTCACTAATGAACGACTCAACCGACCGTGTGAATAGGATTTCTCATATCTTGTATATGGGTTCCTATTATAAAGTCGGAAGTATTCGTCCGTATCCGCCTCGTGTGGTTTTGACGATTGAGGACATGGAAATTTCCGAACTCAAAGAACGTTTAGCCGAGGTTGTTACTTCTGCTACTCAAAAAAGTCAAAATGAATTAAAACTTGAATCTTTATCTAAGCTTGGGCTACAGGATTACCAAGAAGGGTTGGAAAACTCTTTAAGTAAATACGCTCTAGTCTTTAAAGATGGCGATATTCAAGTTTGGACTGGTACCGAGTTTAAGGACTTTAAGTCTTTCTATGAAGAATCGGTTAAGGTGAAAGAATGAAAACAAGAGAACAAGTGCTTCTTAAGATAAAAGATGAAATTTGTCCTAATGTTTACTTTACACCACCAGAAAATATTCAGTTGAAATACCCGGCATGTATTGTAACACGGGAAGATATTGATACTCAGAAAGCTAACAATAAGAACTATATCACACGGGTTAATTATAAACTCGTCTATATTTCTAAAAGCGAAGCTGATGACGTCTTTATCAAAATCCCTAACGCTTTCATGTATTCGGATTTCAGAACTGAGTATAAAGTAAACGGTCTCTATCACAAGGTATTTGTGATCTACGAATAGAAAGGAAGATATAATTTGGCAACAGTTGATGAAGTAATTCAATATGCTCGCGGTTTAGCAGATCAAGGTATTGGTACGGATGCTGATGGTTCTTGGGGTACACAATGTGTAGACCTACCTAACAGTATCTCCCAAATTTACTTCGGTAAAATTCTTTGGGGTAACGCTATCGACTTGCTCGACTCTGCGGCTAGCCTAGGTTACGAAGTTGTTTATGACGCAGTTGGGGTTAATCCTCGTCGTGGTGCCATCTTTGTTATGGCGGTAGCAGAACATGGTTATGGACATACAGGTCTCGTTATTGAAGACTCTGATGGTTATACTATGTCTACTATCGAACAAAACATTGACGGCAACTGGGACGCCCTCTATGTAGGTGCTCCTGCTCGTTACAACACTCGTGACTTCACTGGTATCGTTGGATGGTTCTATCCACCATATTCAGATACACCTCAGCCAGAACCTGTTATCGCACCTCAACCAATCACACCTGCTGACGAAGTTGTTAATCACGACGAAGTTGGTAAGTTTACGGTTAAGGTCGCAGGTCTGAATGTACGCAAAACTCCAAGCCTTACAGGCGATATTGTAGCTTTGTATACGCCTGAGATGTCATTTGTATATGACTCTTGGATGGACGCTGACGGATACCGTTGGCTATCATATGTTGGTGCAGAAAGCGGCGAACGTCGCTATGTTGCATGTGGTAATGTTGAGAACGGTGAACGTATTAATGCGTTTGGCGAATTCTCAGAAGCTTAATTTTATTGGAGGAAATCACTAGATGGTAATGCTTAAATGGGATGAGGATACTAAACGCTTATTTGAAAATGGTGTGGATCAAGGTGTCCTCTATCTGAAAAAATCCGACGGTACTTATGACAAAGGTGTTGCGTGGAATGGTCTGACTAAAGTATCAGAATCACCAGAAGGCGCGGAGTCTACTGCGAAATATGCTAACAACAAGAAGTACCTCAACCTGCGTTCAGAAGAACGTTTCAAAGGTCAAATCTCTGCTTACACTTATCCACAAGAGTGGAATGCATGTCAAGGTAAGCGTGCGCCTATGTCTACTGGCGGAACACCTAAAGCTCTTGCTGGTGTAACTGTATCAGGACAAGCTCGTTCAGACTTCGGTCTTTCTTACCGTACTCGTATTGGTAACGATACTGAAGGTCTTGACCACGGCTATATCCTTCACTTGGTTTACTCTGCCTCTGCGGGTGTATCAAGTAAGGAATACCAAACAATCAATGAGTCACCAGATGCGCTGGAATTCTCATGGGACTTTGATACAGTACCAACTACTGTAGCTGGTATGAAACCAACTGCCCATATCGAAATCAACAGCACACTTGTTGACAAGACTAAACTTGCAGATCTTGAGAAGAAACTTTATGGTGACGAAAGCGGCGAAGCTACTCTTCCAAAACCAGAAGAAGTATTCACAATCCTGGGTCTTACTGCAGGGTAAGTAGCTAATTAATCAGTACGGGATAGGGGTTGGACGACTAAGGTCATGTCGGTACTGAAAATTTCAAAATGAATTCAAAAGGAGTATAGATAATGATTTCAAGAACAGTAACTTATACAAACTTGCTTGATGGCAAAGATACAACAGAAGAACTTTGGTTCCACTTGCGTAAAGATGAAATCTTGCGTATTATGGGACGTGCTAAAAAAGATTGGGACGAGTATGTTAAAGAGATGACGGCTCGTGAAGACGTAGATGAAATCTTCGACTTTATTGAGTCTGTCCTTAAACTGGCATACGGTGAACGCCAATCAGATGATGGACGTACATTCCGTAAAGACAAGAAGCTTCAGGAAGACTTCGTAAACTCTGAAGCATATTCAGAGCTTATGGTTAGCATGATGGTGGACGTAGCTGAAGGCGGAAAAGAAACTCAGAAATTCTTTGGCACTTTGGTTGGCGATCCAAATAAAGGAACTGTTCCTGAGAAAGTTTCTAAACTCAAGAAGAAATAAAGGTTTGGCGTAAAAAATTACGCCTCTCTTTTGTTTTTATCTCGATGGAGGTATATTTATGTTGATTATAGATACTCCTGATCGGGAGTTCTTTAACGAAGAGACAAACCAGTTCTTTGTTAAGCCAGGGAAGACACTACATTTCGAACATAGTCTTAAAACGCTAACTGAATGGGAGTCAATCTATCGCAAGCCTTTTCTAACTCGAGAAGAAAAGACCACTGGAGAGCTTTATGACTACTTTATTCTAATGTGTGAAGAGGACATCGATTATTCAGACTTAACGGAAGACGTTGTAATCCAACTGTCCATGTATCTGAACGACAATCCTACTGCTACAACCATTAAGCAGAATGACCAAGGTAATAAGCAGGGTGTGGTGATGACTTCTGAGGTTATCTATGCCTATATGGCTAATGCCCGTATACCATTTGAATGTGAAACCTGGAACTTACATAGACTATTAACTCTTCTTAATGTAATAGGTGAGCTCAACTCTCCTAAGAAGAAACAAACAGAGGCGCAGACCTTGGCTGAATACGACCGTATTAACCAAGAACGTCTAGCCAAGATACAACAAATGAAGGAGGCTAGATTAAATGCGAATCAAGGTAACTTCCGTCCGCCGAAAATCTAACCTTAAATCTTCTTTGTCCAATGCTGAGTCCATGCATAAGACTGAAGCTAGACTAAATGGAATTGGTTCTAGGGGTCTTAGTCGGCTGATCTCTGCTACACCTAAGCGTTCTGGCAACACAGCTTCGTCATGGGACATGGAAGTCGAAAAAAGTCAAAATGGTTTAAATTTATACTATTCTAATTCAAAGAAAGTATCAGATGGAACACCATTGGTTGTCTTAATTGTTAATGGGCATAGTACCGGTACTGGTGGTTATGTTCCTGCTAACAATTTTGTAGGGCCAATTGTGGACGATATAGCAAGAGAGGTTATGAGGGAGGTGGAAAAAATAGTTGAGTAGACAAGTAATTGAAGAACGTCTTATCAAACTCGGTATTGATAACGAACAGTTCAAGAAAGGTCTTAAAGAGTCTTTGAGTTCCCTTGAAGCTCTAGATAAAGGGCTAAGTAAATCTGATGGTAAATCTAGTTTTACTAATATCGAGAAATCCGCCAAAAGTCTCTCTAAATCTCTGATTGAGTTGATGGATAAAGCGCCTAAAATTGGTGACGTATTTATCGGAGCGTTTGATAAAGTAGCCGGTTCTTTAACTCGGACTACGGGCGGATTTGGTACTTTTGCGTCCAGCGTGTTAGGGTTTATCTCCCCCGTATCAAGTGGTACCCAACAAGCGGCCCAAGCTATTGAAGAGATGGGCGACCGTGTAGAACAGTCTGGACAAGGATTTAGTTTCCTCCAGTCTATCGCTACGGTAGCTCTGGGTAATATCGCAGCATCTGCTGTTCAAGCCGGTCTATCTATTGCGACAAATCTTGGACGTAGTGTTATGAACGCTATTGCGCCAGTAAAACAAGGGTTCGGACAGTTTGAGGATAAGATTAACTCGGTAAATATGCTGGTCGCGGCATTGGGTCGTTCTGAGATGGGCAATATTACAGACTCCCTAGATGACCTACAGAAATATGCGGAAACGACTAAATACTCAGTTAAACAAATGCATGGGTCTTTGGCTCAGTTCGTAAATGCGGGCGTTGGCCTTAAAGAGTCAACAACAGCCCTAAAGGGTTGGGGTAACTTGGCAGCATCTGCGGGTGCATCAACTGATGGATTTAACCGGTCATTGCAGTTTGGTGTACAACAAGCCTTACAAATGGGTAAGATGAATACTCAGAACTGGGTATCTGTTGAAAATGCTGGTATGGCAACTCAACGGTTTAAGGATATCTTGCTTGAAACTGCTCAGGCATTAGGTCAAGATGTTGATATGTCTGAAGGGTTCCGTAACTCACTTCAACAAGGATGGTTGACTAACGAAGTCCTTATCAAGTCATTGGAGACACTGGCTAATGATGAAACTTTGTCTAAGATGGCTGAAGAATTCCATACTCTTGGAGAAGTATCTGAAGCCGTTGCTGACCAGGTAACTAGTGTATGGGCTCGCTTCTGGGAAACCCTTATTGGTCAAGCAGGTAGCGAAGAAGTAACTGCTTTCTGGACTAAGTGGGGTAATTTAGCGGCTAATGCCTTATCTAAGGCAGGTAATCAAGCTGTAGAATTCGCTAAATCTTTTGTTGACCTTGGTGGTCGTCAGAAGGTTATCCAACTCATGGAGACTGCGTTTAATTCTCTTAGCTTGATTATTAAACCTATCGGAGAAGCTTTCCGTACGGTATTTGGCGACAATCATACGATTTCTTTTGGTCAAAAACTTATTGGGCTAATCCAAGGTTTAACTGAAAAACTTAAGATTGGAACCGCTGAGTCTGAAGCATTTAAACAAATCTTCCAGACCGTATTTGGTGTAATCAAATGGATTCTCGCTGAATTAGGAGCAAAACTTAAGATTATTGAGCTTCTTATTCCAGACCATATGTTCAAGAATTTTGTATTATTCTTGGGTATGTTGTCTAGCGTTGTAAGCTCGGTTATTCGGACTATCGAGACGGTCATCAGTAAATTTATCAACTTTGAGAAAGCTGGTAAAGTATTCGATACTGTCGCAAATGCTGTTCATGGTTTCTGGGCTAAAGTCAATGAATATCTTGGAAAGTTCGCTCAAGTTTGGATGGGTGTATTCGACTCTATCCCAAATGGTATCGGTAAAGTAATTGATTTCCTTAAGAAGTTTGGGGAAACAGTCCTGCTATTAATACCCGGTGTTCGTGAGGCCAGGGAGAATATTCGAACTTTCTTTGCTCATTTCATGAGTCCGTTTAAGATTCTTAACAATACGCTTGATAAGAACTATAAAGGATTTAACGACTGGGCGTTCGGTGTAGGTACCGCAATGAAACGCTTCCCAGTATTCGGTAAGATGCTGGGTGATTTCGTTATTGGTTTCTCTGATTTCAACAAAGCCACCCATAATATGAGTAGTTCTGCTGGACAGTTCGGGAATAAACTACGTCAAAATCTGAATAAGATGAGTAGCGACTGGAATACGTTCTCCGGAACCATGAAAACCAACTACAAAACTTTCTGGGCGCAGTTCAATGCGAATATGGATGGTGTCATTAATGGGCAAATCCGTAGCTGGAAAGACTTTAACAAGAACCTTAACTGGGGGTCTCTAATCCCAAGCAATATCACAGGCATGTTTAAAGGACTCAAGTTCGATATGCCTGATACTAGTAAGATTAAATCCGGTCTTGCTAGCTTTGCATCTAATCCTTTCGAGTCTATCTCTAAAGGGAGTGCCGGATTGTCAAAATGGTTGGAAAACTCTACATTCTCCTTCCAATCATTGGGTAATGTCGTTCGTAAGACATGGCCTTCACTCGGAGAATACGCCGATAAACTGGATAAAGTCCAATTCTCATTCTCATTCCTTAAACCTATTGTAGACGCAGTAGGTCAAGCATTTGAGTGGTTGAGTAATAAGTTGGCCGGTTTCAGTATTGGCAACTTCAAATTCTCAGATTTGGCTGATGGGTTTAAACAAATCCAACAAACTCTGAGTGCCAACTTTGCCGATGGATTTATTCCAGGTATTGTTAAGTCTATTGACGGTTTCCGTAAATGGGCTAGCGAACTTGGTGTTGTTAAACTCGCTATTGAAGGTCTGACCAATGGTAAAAATCTTATCGGTGAAATGACCAATAACATCAAGACCGAACTGGGTAAATCTAAAGTTGATTTTACTAACTATAAGACGACCCTGAAGACTTTCGGCGGTTGGTTTAGTGCCTTCTGGAAAGGTCTTGGTGAAACAGTCCACGGCCCAACTATGACTAAAATCTTTGATGGTTTCAAGAACACATTCTCTGGAATTATCGATTGGTTTAAGTCTACCTTTGGCCCTTGGTTCAAACAGTTCTTCGGTTCTTTACCAGAAGATGTTCAGAAGTTCCTTATTGACATTTGGAATAACGTCAAGAAGTTTGCTAGCGATTTCTCATCTAATTTCAAAGGTGTGGATTTCTCATTCAAGAACTTCGGCGACTCGGTTAAACAAATCGGAGACGGTATCGGTAAGACATTTAGTAAGATTATTGAGTCCGTTAAAGATGTATGGGATGCCTTTACTAAGTTATTTGGTGTAACAACCGCTCATGCTGACGATAAATCGCCTCTTGACTTCGGTCAAAATGATATGAAGAAAGCTAAGTCTGGTATCAACGAACTTAGTGATGATGTAGACCATATCCATAATAAGACTCAAGGTATCTTTTCTACAATTGGCGATATGGCGAAGCTTATGGCTAATATGTTTAGCGAAGCACTTAAACCATTTACCAAAGAGAACTCTGAGTCTATCGGTCGTATCTTAACTCTAGCAGCGGCTATCGCAGTTCTTTGGAATACTCGTAAGCGTGTCCTTACCATGAAAGACATGTTTGGTGATTTCTTCAAAAGTTTAACACACGGCCCTAAGACCGTAGTCGGATCACTTACCGCTATGTTCGGTTGGATTGGTTCGTTCTTTAGAGCCAAAGCTCGTCTTCAAAACATCAAGGCTATGGCTATTGCTATTGGTGTATTGGTGGCATCATTATGGCTCCTTTCAACTATTCCTGCCGATAAGCTCTTAGTTGGTCTCGGTGGTTTAGCTGGAGTTCTAGTGGTATTCGAGATATTCTATCTCACATTATCCAGGACGACCAAGAAATTCAACCCTGCTAGAGTACGCAATATGCAACAAGCCATGCTTGGTATGTTGGGTATCGCTGGTTCGATTCTCTTACTTACAGCTTCTGTTGCTCTATTGGGTAACATGGACTGGAAGAAAGGTCTTCAAGGTATCATTGGTGTAAGTCTCTTACTCGCGGCGATGTTTACCTCAATGGCCATCATGAATAAACTTCAAGGCAACACCGTTCGCGGTACTCAGAAGATTGCCGTAACGTTCTTAACCTTTGTCGGTATCGCTTATGCGATTAGGAATATCGTTCCGTCAATTGCCGCGCTTGGCGAGATGAACTTCTGGAAGCTACAACAAGGTCTATTTGGTATAGTTACTATTGTAGCTGGTATTACAACAGTTCTTTTTGCAACATCTAAGATGCAAGGTACTAAGTTCGCTTCAGTCTTCGCTTTTAGTGCTATGGCATCGGCTATCAAGAAGATGTCTAGTACTATAGAGAAGCTCGGTGAGATGAAAACTGATGTTCTTCTTAAGGGCGGTGCTGCAGTATTAGCTATGCTTGGTGTCATGGCGGCTATGACCTTTGCATTTGGACAATTGGATAATACAAAACAATCGTTTGCTAAGAACGCTCTTGTAATGTTCGGTGGTATGATACTTTTGTTCAAAATGATGTCAGAACTTGCAGGAGAATTAGGTAAGATGCCAAATCCCGATACGTTCATGAATGCTTTGGGCGGTATCACGATTGTTGTCGGTCTATTCTCATTGCTTGCTATGAAGCTTGGTGATGGTGCAGTTGCCGGAGACGGAACCTCTCGTGGTATTAGACGTCTAGGTGTAATCGCAGCTGAGGTTGTGGTTGCGGCATCCGGTCTATTTATCCTAAGTCAGATGAACACTGACCTCGCGCACGTTGTCACTGCTGTCGGAGCTCTTGGTATAGTTATGGCAGGCTTTATTGGCCTTGCTTATTTGGCATCTAGGATTAAGAAAGACGGATTCCTAGGTCTTGGTATCGTGGTTGCATCTGTTGTTGGAGCGGCACTAGGGTTACTTGTTCTTTCAACAATCCCAATTAAAGATCTCGGATGGCAGGTAGCAGCGCTACTAGGTGTTGTTGCAGTTATTTCGGCTATAGGGTACGGTTTAGGTCAAAGCGGTGTAGGTATGGCCGGTCTTGCTGTGGTTGCGGGTTCAATGGTCGCAATGGCCTTCGCAATGAAGCTAGTCACCGACGCCTCCGCCGGATTCATTAACTCCATTACCAACCTTATCAACACAATAACTACACTTCTTACAGAAACTGCTAAACTCGGTTCTGAAGGTGGGCAGAATGTCGCGAACTTCTTCAAAGAAGCGGCCAAGGGTGCTGATGATATGGGTCGTGTCGCGGCTGGTGTAGTAACCGGTATAGTAGTCGGGTTCATTGAAGGGGTTGAAGGTAATATTGGACGTATTATCCAAGTTGGTATTCGCCTGATGACCGGATTCCTTGAAGGTATTCTTTCTATGGCTGCTCAGATTGCAGAAGTTCTAGTAACTATTGCGGGTGAAGCGGTTATTAAATTAAATGAGGCTATGCCTGGCTGGGTTACTTAATTCTTGGACG